TCCAATTCAAAACACATGATGCCATCTGCAATTTTTAATTTTGTTGTTTTGGCATTAGCACTTAGATTTAGAATCTTTTGGAATGTCTGTACTGGATATTGGACTACACCATTTAGCTTGCCAGTAACGCCAGTGGCAAATGTAAACGATCCGCCGTGAGTGGCTGGTGTACCAAAGGTAATAACTAGCTTGTCGCCATCTTGCTTGAGCATAAAGCTCTGCTCGGAGTTATTGGCACTGGCCTGCATGTTAAATCGTTGAATGCTACTCACTGGAGGAACAACATCAATTGCCCATGGCACACTTTTTACCTTGACAGTCTTAACAAGAGTCTCGACCAGGGTCTGACTCATAAAGCGATAACTGTTGGTAAAGTCGCCAGCGGCATTGCTAAACACCACCTTGCTTAACTTGCCGTCGTCGTCGTTGACTAGGTTAATCTTTTCGTTTTCTTTATACTCTGGACACTTTAGAATATAGTCCAGCAGTTCCAGTTGACCCAGGCCGTAGACTAGTTCGCTGTCTCCAATCTTTAACGATGTGGTTGCTTGTACTACCGCAGTCTTATCAACGGCAGCACTTTGAATAGTCATGCCTTCTGGTGTTTGTGTAATGTGCAAAGCTGGGAATACACCCACGCTGTGAACATATTTAATTAGGTCTTGTAATGCGTCTTTGATCATGATTGGCTTTCTTCCTTAGGGATGTTAGATATAGTAATTAGACGATCTAGGGTCTGAGTATCAAGTTTTTCGTAATTCTCAGGCGCCATGCCGTAGATGGAGTCATTTCCGAGTTTTTGGAACAACATACATGTAGACCTCGGAGCATCATCTACAGTAATCTTCAATGGTACAAAATTTTCTCTCCGCACCAAATCTATAAATTTCCAGCGATCCATGTACGCCCAATGCTTTTGTTCGATCCAAGCATAGTCTTCGCTGTTGAATGCATCTGCAAAATTAACCATTGCCCTGCCACCAGGCTTCAGCACCCGATTGATTTCTTTGAGCATGGCTGAAATTTCATCCGGGGGTAACATGGGAAAGGTTGCCCAGCTGAATACAAACTCTACGCTGGCATCAGCCATGCCTTGTAACTCTTTCATTTTAACAGTTACGAATCGCATGCGATCCATTTCAAAAAACATAGGAGCGTAACCTTCTCGTACGTAATCGAACAACTGGGGATTAATGTCTGCACATACAATTGGACTAAAGCTGGCCAACTCTCGTTTCCATACGCCTCGACCAGAACCTAAGTACAAACAACTATACAAGTGGTTCGAGTGCATGCGTAGCAAGTGAATTGCAAAGTCTAGTTCTGTAGGCTTGCAATCATACAATGTATTGATGTATGTTACGTGCCAAGCCGGACTTCGTCTAAACCAACTATCCTTGGCAACATCACTATGATAAAACTCTTCTTGTTTTTCTGTTAGCCAATGTTGATATGGAATTAAATCAAAAAATACTTTACTTCTAGTTTCAATAATGCTTTGACCGTATTCTTTCAAATGAGGACCATCGGGCAATCTATGTAAATTAGTAGCCCAGTGATTTACAAAATCATCAAATCTAGTTTGTTGATCTACTGTGAGAAGCCACGCACGATATAACTCTGGAGGGGTCATTCGAATTCAAAGAAGTTAGAGAAAGCTTCGGAAGCATAGGTAACTTTAATTTGCCAATTAAGTACACCCAGCAAGTTTTCTAATTTGTTGTCAATCAGTGTTTCTTCCATTTCATTGTCTGCAAATGGAAGTTCTTTGAACCATTGGGGAATGTTCAACTCGTCTACTGGATATGCAACACTGGTATATCCTAATGGATTGCCCAATAGTTTGCATACGATTACTTTCTGGCCGTCTAAGATTTGCATGCTGTATTTGTCGCCGTGCATGTTGCGTAAGGTATTCCAATTTAGACTTGCACGTACATGTCCAGGCATGTTTGCTCTGCCGGAGCGTGATTCAGCTTCACGAAACTTAGTCAAGTTGTTGACACGCTTGGGCGTACCTTTATTCCACGAAGGCAACAGTCTAAAGTGATTTCTAAATTCTTCAATGTGCTTGAGCACTTGGGTTTCTGTACTACCAGTTAGAGTCTTTTCAAGTAGCTCACTTAGAAAGTTTTGTATAAACTCCGGAGTATCACTACGCTTGAGATCCAGGCCCATGGCTTTAATCTTGCCCGGCTTGCCATTAATGTCTTGTCTCTTGCCTTCGAGGTCATAGATCAATACAGCATAACGCTTTTTAGTAATGAACAATCCCATGCTGGCAATTAGTTCACGGCCACCCTTGATAACGCCGCCCCGATCCATAGGCACGTGAAATGCATCATACATAAACTGTGGGAAGCTGGCATTAACTTCTTCAGCAATGCCGTCATACAATTTAATGACAGTGTCTTTATTCCAATTAAACTCGCCTGCGTCAATGCGAGGCTTTAGTGTGTTGTATGCGCTAAAGTAACAACTGTCAGTATCGCCATAGATGATGGCATCGCCAGTGTGATCTTTAACTCCAGTTACAATTTCATTGATACTGGATGCCATGTGCTTGGCAATTTGCCTACCGCTGAGTGTAGTACTTTGTCCAATTCGAATGTCAAAGAATCTACAGCCAGGATTAAGAATGGCACCATACAAACTATTCAATTGAATTTTACGAACTAGCTGTCGCTTGTCCCAATACTCACGTTCGCTGTCTGTTGTGGCGGCTCTGGCTTTGGCCTGCATCTCTTTACGTTCGCTATACCAACGGGCCAGCAGTCCAGGAATGATACCTTCTTTTTCGTAGGTGAACAATGTACCATTAGCACTTAGAATCCACGGCTTGTTACTATCAAAGATTAATTTCCACAGAGAGGCTGCGCTGTATGTTTCAGAGATACCAGTTTCCCAATCAACAATTAGTTCTACGCCAGCGTCTTTATTATGTACTGCGTCAAACTCACGGGCACCGAACTCTCCCTCCCAACTTTCAGCAAAGCTCTTCTTTTCTTTCTTCATGCGACCTTCAATCAAAGCCTGCGTCATACTAGGACGCAATTGACCAATGATTGTTTCTGGTCCCATGTTCAATGCACGAATCGCACTAGGGTATAGTGAGTTAATGTCAATAGCACCAATCCATTCGTGAATACCCTTTTTAGGATATGCCACATATGCACCAGCTGCCTGAGTTTGTTGGTCGTCTGTTCGGTGAACACGATTAGGCACTACCAAGCCACGACTATGACTTTCAATAATAATTGCCTGCTCAGTTGTTGCAACTGCGCCCATGGTTGTCGGGATTAGTACTGCGTTCTGGTGTGCAATAACATTGCTAAGGTCTAAGAACTTTAGTTTAGCATCCATCTTAACCAGCAAGTTAACGTCTTGCCTGTTGTATTCAATGAACTTCTTAAAGTCGTTGTTGTACAATGCATCAAGTGATCCTTCATAAGGAGTCTTGCGTTCGCCTAGCTCATACTCGCCAATTGCATCTAGTCTGTAGCTGTGTCGCTCTTCATAGGTGTACTTGCGATATAAGTTAAGATAGTCAACGTGTACACGACCAACAAGATCGTATGTTAGTTGTTGATTTCCGAACTTTTCGTATTCACGCTTTTTAGGATACTGATTCCAAAGACACATACGACGTGTGTCGTCTTTGCTGAGAACTTGTGCAATACGATTAATGGTATAAGGGATATCATATCCCTCACTGTTCCAGCCCGACAGCACATCGGCGTCATCGATAAGTGCAAGGAAAGTTTCCAGTAACTCTGCTTCGCTGTCAAATACAAAAGTATTATCAAACTCCGTAACCAAGGCTTGGGCACGTTCTACGGTCAAGGTCTTGGGTGGTACTGCCAGCGTGATAGTTTGTCCGGTCCAACTAAGATTAACAGTTAGTGCCGTGATGGGCATGAACGCTTGTTCGCTACTGCTGAACCCTCGTTCGGGGTCAAAGTCTACTTCAATGTCGAAGAATACTACATTGAGTACAGGTGCTTCCTTGCCTAGGTAATTATCTTCTAAACAACGAAAGATTGGATTGATATCAGCTTCGAACAATTTCTTGTCGCTGTTGATCTTACGTTCCTTCTGAAACTCTTTCCATGTCCGAGTCACGATACGGCTACATGGAGTGTTAAAGATGGTGTTGTACTTTCCTTTAACATCTGCGTAGTAAAAAACATACCTAGCAGGGTAGTCGGTGTAGACTCGTTCTCCGTCTACACGTTCTACAACCTGTAATACGTCTTTGTCTTTATTGTGTAGTACGTCAACATAGCTCATAGAATAATCATCCGAATCAATCCAATTGAATCAATAGTAACTAGCAGTAAGTAGTTAGCCAACATGCCGAAGGACTTCCTAGAATAACTAGCCCAGCCATACATAGTACAGCCAGCGATCCAGATAGGATAAAGAATGATAAGAGGCGGGTTAGGCACAGTGAGCATCATAGTAATTGAGCAACCAATTGAAATTGCCCACGCTATAACTTCCACGGCAAACCGTAAAGGATGAGTTTTATAATCATCCTTAATCCAATTAAGAATCTCTATCAGAACTGGAATCAAAGTGTCTTACCAACAGTTTCTAAGATAGTTTCGAGGTCGGCCATCTCACTTTGTTGTTGGGTAAAGCTGGCCTTAAATGCTGTTCTAACTGCCTTGCTGAGAACAGATGGTTTAATTTCCAGTTCTTCTGCAATGGCCTTGACAGTGTCTGAAAGCCCGCCCTTGAGATCGTCGATCTCTTGTAGGGTACGCATGCCTTCATTGACCAACTGTGTTAGCTTGGCCTTCTCTTCTGCATTAAATGTACGATCACTCATTTACTTCTCCTTGGTAATTTAAAATTTCATATTCCTCTGCAAGAAAATCTCTGCAGAATTCAACTTCACGTGCGGTTAATTTATCCGTCACATTGATAGACTTATTATAGTGCATTAACGGCTGGTTGTCAATGTTTATTTTGGTGCACAGCTCGGACAAATTCTTGTCCAAAGTTTCGAGTTTATAGATTCGTAAGCGGTCGGTAATTGGATTTTTTATCCAATCGAGTTGACTGTTGTAGAAGTTGCTCATTGTAGGATAGTGATAATGCATGGCGACTCTTTGAGCGAAATTTGAAAACGATCCAAACCGTGCCACGTTGTTACCATAGTTATACATGCTAACTAATCGATCCAACGGATTACGAACTACCACAAACTCAAAATAATTATTGGGAATCTGTGCAAGGTTCATTTTTAAAAAATCTTGTTGATTAATATGCAACGGATCTGCAATACTATCAACAAGTGGCATGTAATCAACAACCGCAGTTGTTGCATATTGTTCTAATAGAGCTCTAATAGATATTCCGGCAGTTTTAGGAATGTGCCAATATACAAATTGTTTTGTAGAGGATAATAGCATTCAATCGCCAAGACTAAACGATACACTCTTAACCTTGTCCCAACGGAATGCTCGCCATTCTTGTTTGTTTATATCGAACACTCTGAGGCTTTCTTCACTGACCTTGCGTGGGGTTGCACCTTCTGCCAAGGGCTTGGGTAGCTGTGTTTCTGGAATGGCAGACTCCTGTAGAGTACATTCCATGCTCCTAAAATCGCCGTTGACTTTTTCAAAATCAACAGTGACATTACCCATTCGCAAGTGTGAAATTAACCAAGGCTTGAACGCCTCAAGGTCACTCGTTGATGGCGTATTGTTTGATAAGTCGTTCATAATGGTCTTGTCCTTTGTTAATGTTAGTGCCGAATGATTCGGCAGCATTAGAGTCAGCTTTATCACTGACATACTTGTGGCAAATAAATTCCACTCCTGCTTTCCAGCAAGCCCATGCAATGGCATAGCCTTCCATGTCAACCAAGTCTGCACCAGGGCAGGCACTGCTGTCTGTGACAAAGTTATCTCCAGTGCTGAGATGTAGTCCACCACCACGCAAGGTGATTGGTGTTGATGCAAGTTCCTGCGGAACAAGGCATCCAGATACAAAATAGTCACGCTGGCTAAAAGTAGTACACTTATAAATGCCACCGTGCTCCACGGTAAGTCCACCAGCAGTGCCAAAGTTAAACACTCGTTTGGGCTTGTGTCTTTCAATCAGCATGCCGGCATTCAATGCCGCATTGACTTTTCCAACTCCGGTATAGAATACATCAATTCGGGACCGTAGCTTAGGTGCTTCGTCTGGTAGTGCGATTAAAATAATATCATTCATCATAGGTTACAGTAGTAAAAAAGTTTATACCTTGTTGTTGTAATTTGGTGCTGCCATTTAGGAAAGGCAAATCAACTACACAGGCGTATGAAATATTAGTAACATTAAAGTTTTTTAACAGTTCAACAACGGCTAATGCAGTACCGCCAGTGGCATTGACATCGTCGATTATAACTACTTTAGAACTGTGGTTCAAATTAGAATCTGCTTTAATGTGTAAACTTGTTTTGGAATACTCATAGTCAAATTCGTAGCTATGTGTCGGTGGAGGCAACTTTCCTGGTTTGCGTACTAACTGCATAGGTAGCCCTAATTTATATGCTACAGCACTACTCCAGATAAAACCTCTTGCATCCGGGGCAATAATGTAATCACAATGTGATTGTAACACAAAATCACTGATCATGTCAACCGATAATTGAAAGGCTCTAGGATTGGAAACTAATCCGGTAATGTCACGATAGACAACTCCTTCGATAGGCCAATTTGGAATATTTGGAATTGATTCTTTAATCATCTTTGATATACTTAAATGAAAACAGGAGCCGGAGCTCCTGTTTTCTACTAAGCCTTAGACTAAATTAAGCCTGGCCAATCATACGACGTGAAACAGCGTAGCTTGTTGTGCCAACGGTGTTCTTACGTGTACGAACCTTATAACCTGCTGAGCGAAGTTCGCTAACACGGGCACGTAGGTTCTTGATACCATAGTTGCTGGCAGCAAGAGCTGAAGTAATTTCACGGCCAGTACCACGTAAGTGGTTAACCAAAAATTCGTTCTGCGTTGTTTTCAAAGTTGTAAATGACATCATAAAATCTCCTTAGGATGGTTAAAATTTGCAAGCATGTCTGTACTTGCTAATAATAGTTACTCTCTTAAAGACAGGATGCCAATAAAAGTGCCAACCGTTTAGAAATTCAATCTCATCGAGGTTACTGTGCCGGCGTTGCTGGAGTTCAAAGTATTATCATATGCACGAGTAACAACTGCTCGCATAAATGTAATGTTGCCAGTAAAATTGACGGTTTCAGTTGAAGTGGTGGCAGTTGAATATTGTTTATAAGTTGACGCATCTGGCCAAATTAAATCAAACCAAGAGGCAGACGCCGAGTCATCGCTTAGTGTACCTTGTATTTTGATACGTCCTTTGAATGCACTCATGGTCCACGCCACAGTGTGTAAGCCAGATCGACTACCAAAACTGCCACCGGCACTGACTGGTGTGCCAGTGACTTCCATGGTACTGGCAGTGGATACTAATAATTGTACACTTGTAGCGGGCATGATTTATCCTTGAACGACTTCAACTACTACTGTATCGCCCACTAATTCTTGAGCAACCTGCTCTAGTGCGGCGTGTATTTCTTCAGTAATACTGGATTCATGTGCGTCTGCACCATCCTTGACAATTTTACTGAACTTGATAACAACCACATCTTCTATAATCTTTGCCATAAAAACTCCATTATCTTATAGTATTATTTAGCTTAAAGTAACTTTCGGCTTGAACTGGTCAAGGATCATGTACTGCCGACCCATGTCAAATCTCATCTGATCCAATTCCCTAGTGACTTTGATGGTGGTGCTGGCAGCGGGTCTAGTTTTCAGCAACAACCTACTCAGGGGCACTTTGATCAACTCGTCGATTGCTCGAGCCATTGGTCGTGCGCCCATTTTCTTATCCCAGCCCTTTTCAATTAATAGCTCACGAGCATATGAATCTACTTCAACAGCCAGATCTTGTTCGGCCAGTAGTGCGTTCAATTCTAGGATAAACTTATCAGCAACCAGGGCCACCTGTTCCTTGCCTAGTTTATTAAATTGTATTACTGAGTCTAACCGATTTCGAAATTCTGGTGCAAAGAATTTTTTCAGTGCTTTACTTTCCTCACCACGGTCAATTTCGACAAATCCAATGGTGTCACGTTCGCTGGCTTCGGCACCTAGGTTGCTGGTCAAGATTAAAATAACATTGCGACAGTCTGCCTTTTTGCCATTGCTGCCGGTGATCCATCCGTTGTCCATTATTTGTAATAACACATTACTGACTTTGGGATCTGCCTTTTCGATCTCGTCCATGAGCAATACACAATGCGGAGTCTTTTCAATTTCTCCAATGAGTAATCCACCGCCAAGGTTACTGTCTTCGAATCCTACATAGCCGGGAGGCGCCCCAATCAACTTAGACACACTATGTTGTTCTTGGTATTCGCTCATGTCGAATTTAATAAAATTGATGCCGAGACTGGCAGCCAAACTCTTGGCCAGTTCTGTTTTACCTACCCCGGTGGGACCGGTAAACAAGAATTGTGCAATGGGTCTTTCTGTTTTCTTCAAACCAGCTTTACTGATGTAAATTCTTTCTAATACCTTATCGATTGCTTTGTCCTGGCCAAAGACCTTCTTACGAATACTATGTTCGATATGGTCAACTGTATCTTCTTGAACGGTGCTGGTGAATGTTTCCAACGGAAGTTTAGTCAATCGACTAAGTTCTAATAGGATCACACTATCGTTAATTGTTGGACCGGTCTTGGCCAGTTTGGTACGAGTCATAACAGCATCCATGATGTCAATACTTTTATCTGGTTGCTTGCGCTCATTGACCCAACGAGAAGTTAAGTCAACAATATTTTCAATTTGTGCAGACGAAATTTCTACATTATGATATGAAGTGTACTGTGGAGCAAGTCCTTTAAGGATTTCGATACACAATGTACGATCCGGCTCATCGACTACTACACGATTGAATCGACGCATCAATGCACGATCTTTTTCGAATGTATCTCTAAAGTCT